CAATATTAAGGCTTGCGATGTCGGCGTTTGGATCGGTGTCTACGATCTGCTTTATTTCGGTTGCTCTTTTCTCAATGTCTGCAATAGAGCTGTTCATGTAATGGTTAAATGCTTCCTGTATAGTCTTAAATTTCATAAATTTACACCTCTCTCATTAAAATTTGGTTAATGCGTATTTTTGCGGCTGTCCTTAAAGGATCTTCTTTTATTTCCTTCATGGCTGTTCTGGCTTCAACGCTTGTTTGCGGATACGCCGGGAATGGTACTATTGATATTTCATAGATTTTTTCAATCTTAAAAATTTCCCTCGTATTCGTTGCTGCGTCGTACCTGTCGCCGCCTTCTGGTACCTTAAAAGCAAAGCTCATTCCGGTTAAATCTCCGCGTTTTACTGCCGTATAAACGCTTTTTGCTTCTTCTGTTTCCGGTAACGTTGCAATCATCTTAAGGCCTGCCGTATCCTTAATAAGCTGCATTGTTTTTGGTGTCCTTGCTAAAGGTACTTTGCTTAAGTCGTGGTTGTATAATAGCCTTGTGTCGCTTATGTCTGCGTCGTCCAAAGCTCCACTCCTTATAATTTCGATATACTGCCCTGCCGGGTCGTTTATCGTGGTAGGCTGATCGTAAACAATCGGCCTGCCCTCTAATATAAGGCCGCTTTCGCCTGCCGGTTCGGCGGCTCTTATTTCGCAAACTCTAATTTCCTTCATACTTGATTTACCTCCTGTTTTACTTTTCTTTTGGGGTTCTTATTGGCTGTAAATAATACTGGCAGCCAATGCGGCGTTTTGTATTCCTTAAAGGTCTTTACAACTGGTAAATTCAAGGTCTTTCCGTCTATGTAGTATATAAATGCCTGTCCTGGTACTTTGCTTATAAGGCCTTCTCTCTGTAAGTCGTTTATAAGCTCTATGGCTTCCTTATTCCAGCCTGTCCAAAATATTACGTTGTCGCATACGTCGCTATATATTTCTAAATCGCCCTGCCATTCAAAGCCTAACCTGGTAAACAAGTATTCAAGTTTAACGTAACTTGTGCCTTCGTTTTCTTTTATGTACTTGTATGCCTCCGCTTTAATATCCATAGGCTTCTACTCCTTTTTAGGCTCGTTTAATTGATACTGATTAGCCTTATTTGCGTCCACAACATTTAAAGTCTGTAATCTCTTGTCGCCATCTTCTACACCTGGCAAGTTTAATATTTCTAATGCCTGGTTTATGGTTAATAAGCCATAAGGCATAAGCTGCGCTATCAAGTTTACTTTTGTTGCATTACTGCTGAATTGTAGGCGGCCACTTTCAAAGATTATCGAATTACCAAAGGCCTGCTCTCTCTCGTTAAATATCTTCCTGGTAAATTCAAGGCTCATTTGTACCGCTATGGGTTCCAGGGTACTTTCATAAAATGCCGCCCATTGATCTTCTGTATAACTGCTGTTTACAATGGCTTCTGATACGCCTAAATAGTCGTATATCTTGGTTTTTATAGCCTGTATCTGCTTATCGTCAATTATGGCCGGTTTAAGCTCAATAGGTTGATACTCCATTTTCTGGTCTGTGGCTACAACCCCGCCGTCATTTGCAATGCTTAAGTAATCATTTATAAATCTTTCTTTTTCTTCCTTAAGCTTTTCCGGTGCCATAATCTGCGTAAATTTCAATATACCGCGTATGTTTGCGCTGGTCTTAATAGCGTTTATGTAGCCCTCATTTTGAGTATGGGCTAATTCTAATGCTGGGCCTAAAGCTGTGTTAGGGTCCCCTAATAGGTCGTTTTCATTAAAATTGCGGCGTAAATGAATTATGTCCGCATAAGGTAAGATTACCTCCCGGCTGTTACTGAATAAGAATTTACAATAAAGCTCATTGCTGTGGTCTGTTAAAAAGTCAACGTGCATGGCCTTTAATGGGTATATCCCCACAACTTGGCCTCTGCCGTCCTTCTGTAAGTATGCAAAGGCATTGTTATATAAAAAGTAATGCGTAACCATCTTATAGAGCATATCAAAGGCACTCATATAAGGGTTTGGCTGCACTTGTAAAAGCCGGTTTAATTTACTGCTCTTGGCCGGCTCGTTGCGGTCTTGGTAATGTATTACATGGCCGCCTTTAAGCTTGGCTGCGTTCCTTGCTATGGCGTCAACGGCGGCCCTGTAAATGTCATTGCTGTAAGCGTCGCCGCTCCAGGGTGTAAATATTGCTGTAGATCCGCTTAAAAGTTCTGCTCTTTCTACCTTAACCGGTTCCTTTTGTCGTCTGAATAACCTACTAAATAGCCCCGCCATTTCTTCACCACCGTTCTAAATACATTTCATTCATTACTAAATGGCTGATAGTGTCTAAATTAAAGTAATATACCTTGTCGTCTATCCATACGGCTATAAAGCCTGGTATCTCCGGGGCTTCATAGCAAAATCTAACGTTATGTAATACTTCATCATTTTTAAATTTAATCGTTGAAAATTCCATCTTCTTTTTCTCCTTGCTTATGTGCCTATCCACTTTATACCATATCATATTTTAATGTTTACGTCAAGTTTATCATATGAATATGACATGATTATTAAAATTACTTTGTTTATCTATTTTACTCTGTAAACCTTGTTTACAAATAAAAAGCAAGGCGTTAATGCCCTGCTTCTTCCAGTTTCTTTAGCTTCTCCTGGTGCGCTTTTATGGCGTTTTTAATCCTTCGCCTTTCGTCCTCTGGGTAGTCCATCTTATAGGCTGCCATAAGTTTCGTTAACCTTTGCTTTACTTCCTGCTTTTCAATCTCTATGGCCGCCGGCTCTCCCAATATGCCGTAAATGGTTTGCAAATAGTCTTTGTTCATATCGTAAAATACCTTGTCGCCTGTCATAAGACTTATACACTCAATGGCTTTAAGCAATAACTTATAAACTGGTTCCCCAGCCTGTACCCCTTTGTTAATGTCAGTTCTTAATTGTTCGGCTCGCTTAATATTTTCCTGGTGTTCTTTATAAACTGCCGCTAAACGCTCCTGTAAGGCTTCTACGACGTTTTCCTTACTTACTAATGGTTTTATATTACCCTTGTCCTTTTTGTCGCTTGTAGGCCGTTTTAGAGCGTCATTTTTTAATAACTTGTCAATTTCTGCTTGTGTCGCCTGGTTCTGTTCCATTGCATAACGCTTTAACGCTTCTAAAGCCATCTAATCACTTCCTTTTACCGTTGCCAATGGGAAGGTCAAAGTCGTCGGCAACTTTATAAAGGTTATCCGGTTCAAATAAGTCAAAGCGTGGATCATACTTAAACCCACATGAATAAGAGCTGACGCCGTAACGGTTCTTTAAGCATACAAGTTCTATTTCTCGCGGTATGGCCTTCTTGGCCTGGCGTACTTTCTCGCGCTTTTCTTTTATTTTTTTCTCCTGGTTAAATAGATCGTCATTAAGTATTTGCAGCTGCAACCCCCATACAACGTCTGCCGTATATTCAATACCGCCGCTTTCCTTAAAGCTTTCAAAATCAATAGGCGTTAAATAGTTTTGTCTGTTTATACTGCTAATAACAAATAAGACTAAATCATTCTCGCTTTGCAGCTTCTTAAGCCCTCTTATAATGTTGTCAATCTTTTCTTTGTCGCTCTGGCGTGGATCTGTCGGCGGTATAATCTGTAAATAGTCAACTATAACAACCGGCTTTACTTTGAAGGTTTCTATATAAGCCTTTGTATACTCCATGATAGAATAAATATTTGTATCAAAATTGCACTCTATAACGCTGATCCGGTCGGCTATCTTGTTATATTCCTCTGCTGCTGCAATTACTTCCGGTGTCAATTTTCCTGCTCTTATTTTAATTGCGCTTACTGCTGTTGCTTTATTATGTCTTGCCGTAATGCGGCTTAAGCTCTTTGTAACCATTTCAAGCCTGCTTTGTTCCAGGCTAAAATATAATACATGGTCGCCCTGCTCTGCTAATTGGTCGCCTATCTGATGAACAAAGGTTGTTTTACCTAAACTGCTTATTGCCCCCACAACATACAAGCCTGGATATAAGCCGCCGGTTAATTCGTCCAGGTTATTAAACCCTGTTTTGCGGTCTTTATAACTCTTAAATTTGTCAATATCCTTTATGAATATATCTTCTAAATAATGGCTTACTAAATTTTCTTTTAATACCGTTTGCGGATCCTGGCCGCTCTGGTATAATGTATCTTGGTTATTATCTTTGACGGCTTCCGGCGTTGCTGCGCTTGTTGGAGCTGTCTTTTTATTTGTTTCAACTGGTGGTATATATGGCGTAAAATCATTTAAGGCCTTTTTTATTGTCATGTTACCGTATGTATCAGCTCCATGCCTTTTATCCCATTTATCCGGTCTATATAATGCGGATTGTCTAAATAATGCATCCATGCGGTAAGCATTGCCGTTTGTCCAGTATGCTAATAAATTACATAAAGCTAAATCTGCTTCAGATTGTGAAGGATAGCCGCTTATATCTCCATTCCATAAAGCCCGAAATATATGGCCGTTCTTTGCGCTCATGGCCTTATTTATAAGTTCACTGTCTGATAAGTCAAGGTCTGCCGGCTGCTGATTGGTTGGCTTTTGTTCTTCTCTTTTCAAATACTTTGTATGAACAACGGCGGCCTGCGCTGTTCTCTCTTGAATTTCTTTAGGCTTCCCTAATATATTCCCGGTTACTGTAAAAAATCGTCCTTCGGAATACATTTCTATATTACCCTTGCGCCTGTCCTTTGGTGGTATAGTGCCTTTGCAAAGTATATGAACGCCGGTACCGCTTGGGCTGTATTCTGTGTAGCTGTCTAAAGTTTTTATAATGTCCTCTGCTTCCGGTGTAAGTTTTCCATCTTTTA